TGTCGGGGGTTCCGGTGCTGCAGGCGCCGGATCCTCCGGTTCGTCCGGAGTTTCGACTTTCAGATCCAACAATCCGTCGGACTTTAAGTCGTCATAAGCTGCTGAAAGATTTTCAACTGTCCACTTTCCGGAGTTAAACAAGATCTCCACCATCTCTGATGGGTCTCGTCCACTAAGGGCCTGTTGAAGTTTATATTTGGCAAGCCAAGTAACAATGGCTTTGAAATTTGTTTCGTAAGGGATATAGTCTTCATGACTGTTGAGAAAGGCTTTGCTTACGGCTTCGGCTGACAATTCATCAGAAGCCGCCTTGCCCACCCGAGCCAACCGAACTAACTCCTCGATCGACATACCCGTTCGCGCCACAAACCATTTGCTTATAGCACTATCAGGATTTGAGGCTAATTCTGCTTTGATCTGGAAGATCTCGTCGGCAGATAAAACGTGGCCATCCTGAGCAATCGGGGCGGGGGCAGCCGGTATCGGAACTGCCTGCATGTTTTCCAACTTCATCTGCTTATTCAACTGCCGAATTTTCTGCGTAGCCTTCATCTTGCCCGCGGCAAGATTGGTCATCAATTCGTCTTTCGTTCCCCCATAGAAGATTTCCGACGGAGCACCGGTATTCGAATCGAGGGTCGCTTTCCATCCCCGCGAACCTTTCTCGATGGTCACGGACGCGCCATCATCGTATTCATAAACTCTGGGTTGATCTTCCTCTTTAGCGGCCGGCGTCGGCGGTTCGGGAGCAGGTGGCTCGTTCTTTTCTTCTTTCGCTGCCTGAAACTGGGTCTGTTCTTCCGCTAGGGTATTAAGTTCATCAATTAAATTTCCACCATCGCCTCGTGTATCTAAAGGCGCGAAGGCATCATCTAAAAAAGGATCGGGGACTACGCTGTCTGGTTCCATAAAGCTCCTTGACCTCGAACAATCCGTTCGCTCGGTCGATAGATTATCGATAGATTACATACTTTCTGGGGGAACCGGACTGCTCATCCGAGCCCCTTGTCGGACAACATCGGGTGTCTGCATGTTGATTGCATTATAGATGTTTTCTTTAAACTTAAAGCAAAGTTGAGTTAAAGCATACGCAGCAGCATGTGCTTCTGGGACATTCTTATCTCCTGGCCGCATTCTCAAAAGCTGGGCCGTCGCGTCATCAGCATACGATTGAAGGGCCTCACACAAAATTTCCCATCCTTCGGTATTAACAATTTGGCTCAGAGCGCGACCTTGTTCCCAAGTTTTTACATCCTCTTGCTCTTCGGGTTCCAAAGGACGTTGGAGAATATTCTCTAATCTCGATATCATCATGCTATCTTGTTTCACGTGGAACCTTTTCTGTATGCCTAATTAAATTACGCGCCCAGCCCACTAGGAGACGGGGTACCTGTGGTCTCGAAAGGCGTGGCCGCAGATTCAATCGTATGCCGCAAAACCTCGCGGCTAGCTCGCGCAATATTCTCTTGATCGATTTCTTTTGACTTTAACTCGTGTTTCTGCTGTTCCGTCATCGATTGGGCCTGAGCCTTTGCCTGAACTTGAGCCGCAGGCGAGTTCTGTTGATACCGTTTCTCGTCTTCATCTGTCATATCCACAACCACATCCTTCACATTCTTCCAGTCCGAAACCTCAAAGAGCATGTGGATGACTTCATTCACGTCGATTTTCTTTTTCTGGATCGCCAATTGCTGCATGATCTGTTCGGAGGTTAAAAACTGGATCATGATGGGTAAAGACTGAGCCATCGATTTCTTAGCTGTGAGTTTGGCCGCAGCCAGAATCGCGAACTTCACCTTTCCATTCAAGACTTCCAACGGATCCCCACCATTTAAAGAGAACTCATGTTCTAACTCTTGACCTAAGATATACTGAACAGTGGAAATAGGTAACAGAGATTTGTTCATTTCGTGAACATGATATAGGAAAGGCAACAGCACACCATTAGAAATCTTCTCTATGAAATCAGAAGTTCTGGCTCCAGACCCGCCGGCAAGCATACCAGCGCCAGCCGCCGTTCGTGCGAGATTTGAGTGCCCGCTGGACCCTGCGATACCTTGCATACCGGGCTCGCTGGCACCGGATACTTTTTCAGCCCGAGCTTCGGACAACGATAGGTGTTGAGCGGCTTCGGGCACAGCAGGCAATCTGTCCAGCGGGGAAAAATCATCTTTGTTATCAACATCTATAATTTTGCCGGGAGAGATTCGAATACTTTGAGTCGGAACACTCTTCCCCCGAACGCGAACGTAGACCCCATTCAAATTCAAACTGGCATTATCTAAATATAGATTAGTTAAACCTTGTTGGAGACGCTGTTCCGCACCGATAGTTTTGGATAAACCCATGGAGTAAAAAGCTTCTGGTATATCCCACCAACCTACTGAAAGGAAAGGAATTTCTCCATAAGGATTCTCGTCATTACAGATTACAAGCTTTTTCTGCAAGACTACGATGCATTTATCTTCGGACCAACGTTCCAATACTTCAAGAGGTTGTTCAGTTGGATCGATAGTGGTCGCTTCGTAACGCACTTCGGCGCGAGCATCCCATAACGGATTTTTAACGGAAACTTCAGCAGCCGCAGCTTCGACGGGTTCTTTCGGAGGAAGGAAGAGTTCAAGAAGTTTTTCTTTGGAAGGAATTGTATATCCCGGCCGATCTCGAAGTTGATCAAGTTCTTTCCAGGTTAGAAAGAGCCGATGGATGACAAACTTCGCTTTTCGAATATTTGGAACATTGCAACCAGGATCGACCAAAACATGGCGGAGATTGACAATGTGTTCGAAGACCGGCCGATCGATATACTCTTCCTCGACCTTCTCTTCGATATTATCGTCGTCTTCAATGCTATATGGTTTGGCACCCGGAATACTACTTTGAAGAGTAACCGCCGGTTTCTTCCGGACTAGGATAGTTCTCTCTTTGGTGTAAGTCTCCCAACCCCACTTCCAAATAGCTGTTCCGAACAGAACAGCATTGATGCAACCAAGACGCAGCTCTTCTCGAAAGTTGATGTCTTCTAACTGATAGTGAATGAGGGCACCAATGGCGCGAGCCGCATTTTGAGTCGTCCCCGGCCGCTTCTCAATCATAAACGGCGGGTTATCTGAAAATAACCCATTAATGATTTGAGGCACCAAGGAGTTAACAGCCGTCGCGAGGGTGAAGAAAGGAATGTTTGCCCGCTCCGATTGGGTTCCTTCCCAGTATTGCGCATTATAAGGAGACTGATATAAAGTCACCGCCGAAGGCCACTGCATCACCCACTGTTTGGAGGAAGCGAAGTTCTCTGCCCGAACAGCATCTTGAAGAACTAGTTTTAACGCCGGATCTTCTCCCCACTCCCCGGTTGAGAGAAATTTCTTCGCTTCTTCCGCAGTTATAGGACTGTGAACATTGGTTGTTGGTTGTTCAAGTAAAGCCATAGTTTACCTTAGTGCTCTAAAATAAATTAAGCCGAAGCCTTATTTTACTTTCGTCTTCAGCCCAATTTAACGCCACATTGGGGCACTTCACCCACTACGCTAGGCTTGTAACCTTTGCAGATAATCTTTCCAGATACGAGATCCACACTGTCATCGAAGGATACAGATGAGCCGCCTTCATCATTCTTCCCAATTGAGAAGTCACCTTTCCCCCACTTGGAAGGAGTAAGATCACCTTCATCTTGAGTCCGACGGGGGCCTTGCTGCCCAGAACTTAACTTCACCAATTCATCTTTCCCTTCGGCCATTCCTTTGGAACCGCCAGACTGAAAGGGTTCGGATCGCACATTCTTGACCGAGAAGTCTGAACCCTTGGCCTTATAGGGATCCTTCTGGGCTTCGTTCAATGAAACCATTTCGTTCTTTTCGCTCATAGCAAACTCCTTTAAAATATCCTTCTATCCCACAAGACCGCTGCCCAAAATTGGATCGAGTCCATCTGACGGCGCAGCTCTCATTCCTTGACCACTCGGAAGATCAGTCAAAGGGCTCACTAAGGGCTCAGTGATCCACCTTAACTGTCCACTTGTTGGATCCATCTGGAGGAGGAATCCACCATAGGGCGTTTGCGATCCTTCCTCAAACAACATTTTCCAGCCAGCTTCAACCTGACTCCACGTCTGTATATCATTCTTCGCAATCTGTTGAGCCATCTGAGGAGCATATCGAATTTGAGTAGATATCACATCAGGAATATCATCGTGATGTGCGGAAGCCAAACACTTCTCAAATTCTTCGTACAGGACGTTAAGAAAAGGCAAATGGGACGCGAACTTCAAACGCCCATCAATCAACCACGGTTGCAATGCCGCTATTCGAATTTTTTTCGCGTCTTTTTGTCCATCAACTTGGATCCAATCGATTCGCCCGCAAACACCCATGATATAGGGATCATTCGTTTTTTTCGCTTCGGCTATGATCGCCGGTTCTAACAACCGAGAGCCTGCCGCATTCTCAATCCCGATAACAAACGGACGATATTTACAGGCAAAGTCAACGACAGCTTTTGCTAAGTCATAAGGTAAAAACCGCGAACGGATTAAATCATGAATAAAACACTGTCCCTTATCATTCCAGATAGCGGAAGAAGCCGTACAGTAATCTCGCTTCTTTTGTTTGCTGAACGCAAAGTCCCACGTTTGGCTTACTGGACCGCGGGAAGGCATAGCCGTAAACGGAACTGTGTTCTGAAGTAGCACTTCCCGATCGAAAACCGTAAATGTAGCCGCCCGCGGATTCTGGTTAAGCTGACCTTCGAAAGTCGCCTCATCTTCTTTGTACTCTCGCATCAACCAGGAATATTTCATGATTGACGGTAAGAGAAGATTACAACCCGTTTCCCCTGCATCGATATAACTGTTCGGCTTCCCTTGTGACTTTAGTTCAAGAACCCGTTCGGGTTTAATAACGATAGCCCGGCCAACCAGTGTTTTAGTGCAGGTCGTCTTATTTTCAATATATTCCCAACAAGGTTGCCGGGTTGTTGCAATCTCTCCAACATTCTTTTCCAGCAACACACCGTAGTGGTCTTCGTCAGCATACCGAGTTCCGATGTAATCCAAATAATAATCACCGGGACGAAGCAACTTCTTCGCTAGAAAAAGTTTTTGAGAAATGGTCTGACACTGTTCTGCGGATTCTGAATTTTTGTCGCAGACCGCATCATCGGCCTTAATGACTTCAAAGTGCAAACCTGACTTAGTGGATCCGATCGAAGAGGCGAGCACTGTTGGTTCTTTTCTGTGGGCATTCTTGAGAGCCCATACTGGACACGTAAATTCGAACTTATTGACTTTATCGAGTTCTTTTTCTTCAACGCAGTATTCTGGAAAAAATATATTGACGAGAGTTAGGTTTCCGTCTTTTATAGCGAAATGGCCCCGCAACTCACCGACAAAACCTACAGCCAAATCGTCAACGCCAGTTAAGAACAGAATCCGAATATCCGGAAAATTCAGCATCCACTGAACGGCATCACAAATGTCAATCGTACTTTTGTATCCACCCCTGGGCCACAAGAGTAATCGATTCTTATAGATATCCTGTTCCGCAATCGTTTTGCGATCATCCTTCTTGACAAAGAAGTCGCAAACGATTTGATATTCTTCCCGTGTAATCCTATTCTCCGAAATCGGCTTATCAATGCCCGCCGGGTTAGTTCCCCATAAAAAATATTTGACAAGCCAGTAGAGGTCCGCTTTTGATCTTCGGCGAACCTCATGGACAATCGGAACCTGTAAAAATCGGTCCGTCCCAAGAGTACGAAGATTTTTCAGACTATCCCATACATCCTCTCGGATAATATAGTCATACAACTGACTGTCTGGAATTTGAGATGGAGTTTCATACGACGCCAGAAGACTATCAAAATCCTCGCTCACTGTTAATCCTTATCGGCTTCAGCTCCAGTAATCGGCTGGCCATCCTCATCAGCTCCGCTTCCGATTTTTGCGGCAGCTTTCTGAACTTGTTTCAAGGAACCCTTAATCTTAACTTTTACCTTAACGCCGCCCGAAGACGTTTTCTTCTTGTACTTAATCTTGCCACCTTTAGGACGGCCTTTTCCCAGTATTCGACTAGCAAAACGCAAAGCCATAAAACCTCCATTAAGCGGCGGGGACGGGCGTGGGCGCTGGAGCCAAAGCTAAAATTCGAGCTTGAGCTGCTCGTAAAGCGGCGACTTCTGTAGATAAATCCGGCGAAACACTGGCTTCTAGTGAACCAATTTTCGCATTCAAAGCCGCGATCGCATCGCTGAGCACTTGAGCTTCCGTGGTGATAGCCGCGCCTAAGTCAGCAATCGCTTGATCTAAATCTGCTTGTGTTGCCATTTTATCAATTCTCCTGTCAATAGATAGAGCATAGATCCAATATAGCCACAGCAAAACTAAAAAAGAGAGGTGAACATAATCCATTATTTCTCCTCTACGTCCGCTCCCGCAGCTCTCGCTTTTGAAAGCATGATCGCGATCCGTTGCTTTTCGGCTTGGGCTTTACCTTTCTTCTTTTCTGTTTGCTTTAATACTTTCGGGGGATTAACCTTCAGTTCATGTCCAGCTTTCTCAACTAACTTTTTAGTTTTACTTTTGCCAGCTCCCAGCATCCCAGATGCAGCACGGTAAGTAGAAGCCTGCTTTTTATCTAGGATGGCTTCCCCTTTATGAAGTTTGGCAACACCTGTTTTGGGGACATACTTGACACCCTTTTTGTAAGAAGGGATTGCTTTGGCCGCTTGAAGACCGGGAACGCCGGGAAGCGGCGCAGGTTGACCGGTCGGTTTTCCGAAAAACTCATGAGCCTGTTGAGGCGCAAACATGGGAGTTGCTTTAGGGGCCGGACGACGTTCCGGACTATAACCAGGTATCTTACTCGTTATACCGGGATTGGTAGATGGAAGACGAGCAAGCATATTAACCTCCCATCATGGGATTAGGCGGTGGACCCCCAGCCGGAGGACCCGCAGGAGGCATCGCAGGCGGACCCGCAGGAGGCATCGCAGTCGGCGCACCTTGAGCAACAGGCGGTTCTCCCGTTCCCATGTGTTGGTCAACGTGATCCCCCAACTCTTCTGGATTAAGAGCATGGGTTTCATTCTCCATCGGCTCTTCTCCGGGCTCATTTTTGAATTCATGGTCGACCAAAAATTTTCCATTATGAGTTCGGCGAATGTGCATTTTGTGAACAGATTTCTTCTTACCCTTCTTAGCTTTACTTTTTTTTCCACCAAGGGCGGACTTCACTCTCGATTCTTTTTCTTTAGCCATATTGTGTCCCTTATGTCCCAAAAATGTCCCTACTTTCTTAGACGATCCGCACGCTTTAATATATCATCGGCCGAGGCGGGAGTTTTCTCCGACGCTTTCATTTTTTGCTTAATATTTGCATCATGAATATTAGCTGAGGTACTTCCAGAAGACGTTGCCGGTTTAGCCTTTGGAGCTGAAGAAGGAGGACCCATCAAAGGACCGTGTTCTTTCTGGTAGGTATCTACGTTTTGAAATCGATTACCCATAGCCTTTCCTTCATCCGCCGGCGCGGACGAACCTCCGCCTAAATGTTCAGAAACCCAACCTCCCAGTGTTTTTCCTGCTCTAGCCAACCAGCCTGAATCTAAAGCAGTCTTCGATCCATCTTCGTGCTCTGCAACATAGCCATTAGTGGCATGAGAGAGCGTTACTTTTGGTTGATCCGGCATACAAACTCCTTAGTTTTATACGAATTTACTTTTTGATATATTCCAATCAACTGAAGGGGTAGGTTCATCTCGGGGCTGAATTGGTTCCCGGTGTGGAGAGTCTGTAGGTGGAGTTTGTCCTATCTTAGCTAAACTTGAACCTAAGTCTTTGAGTCCCGCACCGATGGCTTCATCCGGAATACCGAAATGTTTTTTTACGTGAGCGGCTGCGCCACCAGGTGGAATGACTGTTTGGTTGCCGTCGCCGTCGGTCGCGATATGATGGCCACTACCTGTGGATTCGATTGTAAGTTTTTGACTAGGATCCGGTGCATTTTCCATAAGACTCCTTAACACGTATAGATGTATAAAGTTCCGCTAGATAAGGTAGTAACCTGAAAGTCGTGAACGCGAAACGCAGGGATAAAATTCATTTCATAAACCCCTCTCGCTACGGTATCCGCCGTAGCCACAAAGGTGGCAATGATTTGCGCGAACTCATTCTTCAAAACAAAACTATCCCCTGGTGCGGCCGGAGCAAGCCACTCGACTTTAGGAATATTAATGGGACCGGTAGAAGGCTTGGCTGTGGCTGTTGCTTTAAAATAGTTTGCCATCACGCCTGTAAAACTATAAGGCACGGATGCCACCTGATTGACCATAGTAACTCCTTCCTACGTAGTTCGAGACGGAACGCCGGAGCTACCGCCCGTATAAAGAAATAAGACCCCATTCGTAAGCGTCGTAATCTGAAAATCCCGACACCGAATCGGGGGATTGAATATCAATTGATGGTATCCCTTATCTATAATCTGTGAGGAGGCTATAACCGAAGCAAGAGTAACCCCCCATTCATTTGTTATGGTATAAGTATCGCCAATTGCTGCCGGAGCTAACCACAGAATTTGGTTGATATTTATCGGACCGGCAGAAGGCGCGGATCCGGCCGTATGCTTCAACGATGCCGGCATCACCGCATCAAAAATATAGGGAACCGAAGCGGGACTTCCCCCTAATGCGGCGGCCGTAACTCGATCCAATAGTGCCATGACAACAGCACCTATGTTAGAAACATCGTTGGGAAAAGGAGCAAGACCTGGAAGACCGGCAGACGTTTGCGCTTCACGAACGTATTCCGTTTGTCCCCAAGCATTAAGCCCGACAGGATCTCCACCAAGTACATCACCAACAACTCCATAGCTATTTCCATTCATTAAAAGCATCGTGGATTACCCCCAAACATTATTGACGATTCCCGCAAGTGTGGAGGTTGTGACCATATTACCGCCGGGACACAAAATCCAGCCTAAGTGAGCATCATCAACAATTGGAGGGAGGGATGGGAGTTGAACCAGGCAATCTCGTTCCGAAGCTACAGACACAGAAATAATAGGAATCATCGCGAGGGGTTTCACTAAAAAGAAGGCTACTGTTCCTGTAGTTCCTGTACCAAGCGTATAAGAATCGATAGTTGTGATGCCCGTCGCATTCGCAGGAAGCGGCATGAAAGGATGACCACCCGCTTGGAATAACACCGTAGTGGGTGAGGTAGTAACCGGACTAGTTAAAACTCCTCCAGCACCTGGACTAGCTCCACCCGAATAGTGGCAAGTTAAAGTGACAGTTGGTTGCGTTCCCCCTAATGTAGTCTGAACAGCAACCATCGCTTGGACACCAACACCATTGGTATATCGAGGTAAAGCAACGCCTGCACAAGTGGTAGCTCCGCCAGTAACTACCATTGAGGGATAATAAACCAAAAAGTCACACAAGATTGCCAAAGCAGGGACTACAGTTGGTGTAACAGAAAAGGCTTGTAAAGCCGAAAGACCACGAAGTGCAGGAGACACATTTGCACCGATGTTAATTCCCGTTCCCTGCACCGATTGTTTGATCTGAGTTCCTGTGCCTGCCGCTCCAGTTAAAGGGCCTGCGGCTGGGATTCCAGTAGCCGTATACCACTCGCACCATCGGCCGGCCGCAAGAGCACCACCATTTGCGGAGACTTTCTGAAAGAACCCCTGGTTGTTTTGTCCAGCGGACATTTTCGCTAAAAAATCAGAATAAGATGTGAATGCCATTTGTTACTCCTCGTCTTCCTTCTGCTCGTTCTTTTCTTCCGACTCTTTTGGATCGGGGGTTCCATGTTCCTCGGACTCTTCTTCAGGATCGCCCTCATATACAAAATCTTTGTCTCGTTCTCCCCGCGCCACCGGATCGATAAATCTGCAGCAGCCACGCCATTTATCCACTACGGCATAGGGCGTTTTTCCTATCTTCGATTTCTTAGTCTCTGGATCATCGATCATATGTGGTTCAGAGCACAGTCCCTCCGCATCCTTCCGAGGCTCAATGCTTTTTAAATACCAACACAAAGCACAGTAGAAGGGTCCCGAGGCAGAATACTCTGCTAACTTCGTACCCATCCCGTGTTTCTTCTTCCACGGATATTCATCTGGATCTTCATCGATCGCGGGGCCGGGGCGGGCACCAAGAATTGTTTTTACGGGCATAAGATCTCCAAAGAGGCTGGAGGCGCCGGGTAAGGGCGCCCCCGTAACTGTTTCTACACATGGTAGTTCAGCTAATTAGCAGCGTTCAATCGAGAACTCCGAGATCTTCACGTACGTGGTAGAATCCGCGGCCGTGTTGATGGAGGCGCTCAACATGAAGTTAAGATCGGTAATAGCCGTAACCGCCGAAGACGTACCAACCGCATACACGGGAGGTGAAGGCAACAGTCCGGCGTTACTCAAAGCAGAAACACACCACCGACTATAAGAAGATCGTTGGCTGGTAGAATCCCACAAACCAAAGATTTCGCAATAGAATTTCACGGAGAGAGCACCTAGAGTAAGGGTACTAAACAAAGTACTAACTGCGTTCAATCCCGTACCCTCCACACCTAAAACGGTGACAGGAGCCGCTGCCCCAATCTGGCCAACATTGGCCGCAGTAATCTGATCCAACGTTAGGGTCAATGTACTGGTCGCAATACCAAGAGCGGTGCCCGCTACCTTGATTTTAAAAGCGTGGGTATCATAAGCCGCAGACCCCACAATATCAGACAACCCAATACTGATCGCGGAACCCGTCGGAAGAGCGGGTGATGGTAAACCAGGATACGATACCCCAGACCCAAGACCTGCAGCAGGGACGGTAAAAACTTGAAACGCAGTCGCCGCAACCGAGATATACTTTGTCGGGAGGTTATAGAATCCCACAACAGTGTTCATGTTAGACATATCAATTTCCTTTAACTAAAAATTTTCGGGCGGAGCCCCATTCACAGGCCGTGAATCGTTGTCGGGGGGCCACGCAGGGCGGCCCCTCTTCCGACGACTTTTACTTCTTTTTGAACATATCAAATTTTTCTTTCTTCTCTTTTCCTTTTTCCTTCTTTGCTTCTTTCTTTCCTTTTTCCTTCTTGGCCATTTTTGGCTCCTTTAGATAGGTGATTTTAATCACCCGTGGTACCCGATAAGACCCAGTTTCACAAGTCTATCGGTAATAAAACGGGTCAGCCATCCGGCGGCGGTAACCATCAGTTCCTCGCCGTCTGTGACAAACCGACTTCCGCTCTTCGCTTCGGCGAACGACAAACCTTTTCGTCGCGCCCACGCCAAGGCGGCGTGCATACTTTCGTGACAGATGACCCCGGTCGTCAAAAAACCCCGAGTAAAATGAAGGTCGCCGATCTTACGCCCGCCCTCAGACACGATTAAACAAATCGCATCATACTTTCCACTCACACCATAAACATCTTTGACCAAGGCCTTCATCGCCTTCATCGTTCGGTGAACACAGACTGTAAAATAAAGACAGCTTCCCGGAGGCTTGACGCGAAACTTCGCAACTGGAGCCTCCAGTTTTGGCTTCATTACTTCTTCAACCAAGATGTGAAGAGTCCCATCCAACCAAAGAAACCGGAGGGCTTAGGCGCGGGGGGTAAGACTGGCTTCGGGGTTACAGCAACTGTTGCGGCTTTGGACTGCTTAACAGCCGCTTGAACTTGGGGGTCGTCCTTACACGTATCGGGCGCCCATGGGGGTAGTTGGCCTCCGTGATATTTGATGTAGACAAAAATCCGCGATCCGGGATCCTTTGCATACCCGATTCCACCTGGAGTGAAATTCATCCCTTCAGGGGTGTTGGTCGACACCGGCATCGCCGCGATAGTTGTTGCGAGGCTTGGAACAAGGTTATAGTCTTCAATGCTTTCCGGACATATCCGCACGAAGTCGAAAAACCCGTTGCCGGCTGATTTGCTCATGGCTACAAACAAAACAGGGTTTGGACCGGCCGCCGGACCCCAAGTCGTATCGCCGAAATTCCACGGACCATAAAAAGCTGTATACATGTCACATCCTTTGTCATAAGTTTGTCATTCGTTACTGCTGTAGTTTCTTCAAGATAACATTAAGTTGCTGCAGGAGTTTGACCAGCTCTTCGTCAGTCACGATGCCGGCCGCAACAAGTTTGGTCTTCGCATATACGATCTCCCGAGCAACGATGCGAAAGGCCCAAACTAAGTCTTTCAAAAAGCGAGTCTCCATTTTTTTAAACAAAGCAGGAGCATATCGCCAGTAAAGATAAAGGACTAAGGCACCAACACCGATAATCACAAGAGTCTGCCACATTATAGCCTCCTGACACTATACGACGAATATTTTAGTATAACTCAAGCTCTTTTGTCTCGGTCGCTGCCGGCCGTCCATAACCACATGGCAATCATAACTAAACAAACACTTTGCATCGCGCCTGTCTGCGCCACCGGCAAGGCCGATCCCCCGGAAACGAGGAGCCAATATACTGCCGCCAATACTGTCATCATTGAGAGCGTCTTGTATGCTTGCAGCATTATCGGCTCCTGGGGATTCTTATTTCACGGTTACGTTGGTAGGAATCACGAGGGTTCCGCTGGGCTTGGTGAAAACGAAAGGGGCAGATGCCGGGCTAGACCCCCAGGTATTAGCAGCTTGAACGGTAACAGTATGGTTTCCAGCAGATAGCGCCGAACAGTCATACCATAAAGTTACAGAGCCATCAGAATTTACCTTTGGTGCAACGGTAACGGGAGTCCCGCTATCCATTGTAACAATAAAAGAAGTCGGCAGCCCGCCGGGTCCCGAGGCAAAATACGGATCACAGGTTAGATTGGCCGCTTTGGCCTGGGCCACCATCAGAAAGCTCAGAGCAAACACAACAACCAACATCCCCAGGGTGATCAACAATTTCCGGAACTTCAGCATGTTTTTTCCTCTCTATTTGCTTGTTTGTGTGGTGCTTCACTATTCGACCTATCCAGGCTCGAAACTCTTCTACCGATTTGTTTCGTTTAGCCAAATTACAAAAGTCACAACACGGAACCGCATTCCCAACTTCGTAACCTTTAGCATTATCTACCCGGTCTAAACCAAGATGAATAAACTTACCACCATTGCTAATGGATACTTTATCGGGTTCACTTCCGCAATAGTGGCAGCAGCTCTCCACTAACTGAAAGAAATAGTCATCTGATAAAGAAAACGTAAAACCTCTGTCAATAGCACTGCGTTTATAGTGCTGTAAAAAAGTATTCCTGGCACGAACTCCTGGAGGTTTACGACACATTAAACGAGTTTTTCTAGAACAACCACACGTTTTGGTTTGTCCTTGTTTTAAACGATGTGTAGTTACGAGAATACTGTTTCCACAATCACAACGACAAAGCCACCGAGCTCGGCACAACGAACCTTTTTTATCTTTCCAACTTCCCGACCGAGATAGAACAACAAGAGAACCGAAACGTTGATTTGTTAATTCACATGCCGGAGAACTCAATGTCGAATCCTTTCATGAGGGCATTTTCCCCAGATCTGTCGAGCGAAGTTGCAGTTGAAGCACAATAACCTATATCGATCTTTAGGCCAACCTTCTTCTTTTATCTTTCGATACATCGCCCAACCGCGAGTCCCCGTCTTTTTTCTATGTTTATCTCCGCCACCATGAATGTGGTCTAAAGATAAAAAACCAGGATCAGAGATATCGCAACCGCCGGGACACTGGCATTTCCCTCCGTACGCCTTAATGAATTCCGCTCTGATCTCTGCACGGTCAAACTCCGATCTACATTTTTGGTTACAAAACCTTTTCCCCTCGGTCGCACTTCCACAGGTTTCGCAAAAGTGAATATTCATCCTAGCTCCTGACGACTATCTGTATTAACGGAGGATCCCATATAGGTCACCTCGGGAAGATAGAAAGGACTGAAATGAATATAAGGTGCTTGTGGCGCAGGCATATACGGAAATAAGGAACGCCCGCTTGCCGCTAAGATCTCTACACGGCATGTACACGTATAGACCATTTCCGGGATAAGGTCCCCCTCATGTAAATCATCCAGAGAAGAGGACAAGATTAGTGCCCCACACCAAGGACAAGCACTAACAGTGTTAATTTTTCGCCTCATGGTGTCATCCTTTCCATAGGTGTATAATCGACGAAAAGAATCCCGTCCAGATGGTCGATTTCGTGCTCCAAAATCCTCGCCAATAATTCCTGGCCTTCTATCGTCATGAGGTTTCCGTATATATCCTGGGCAGAAACAACCACCCGGAAAGGACGCAATATCCTCGCCGTAAAATTTGGCACGCTTAAACAGCCTTCCTCTTCGTATTGGCTTCCCGCTCTATAGGTAATTTTAGGGTTTACGAGAATCTTCAAACCACCCCGACAATCATTTATCGCGATAAGCCGTTTCGATACACCAACTTGAGGGGCAGCCAGCCCGAGTCCTCCGCCAAAGACTAGGGTCTCGACTACGCTTTTCGATAAGGCTTCCAGCGACTCATCGAACACATCGATAGATTCGCAGACTCGTCGCAGAATAGGATTGCCGTATTTGATCAATGGCAGGATCACTATCTCACCTCAAGTATCGGCCAGCATCGATCTCCCAATGGACAAGTTTGGCAATCGTCGGACTCTTCTGGGATTTCCGGCACCTCGGCAGCGACGGGGGGCTTCTGCGGGGGTGGTTGTTTCTGCCCGGCTTCCTTCGTCTTCGGTTTTGTCTCTTGCTTTTTTACTTCAGCGATAATATCGGAAATTCGTTTTTCGATCTCGCGAACTGTCTCAAGATGTTTCGAATCCGGAGGAAAATAAACCGTGTTATCTTCCAGATACCTGCGCAGCGCATACTGGATAGTCATCCATCCATCGAGGGAAAATACGTCGGTTGTATTAACGCCTTGGGACTTTTCCTCTTTTTGGTCACAGGGATCTATCTGATGTTTCCGCTCATGAACAAAAGAGGCATTCATTCGATCATTTTCATAGATAAATTGATTCCAAGAAGTAAAAGCCATTTACGCTCCTCTAAAGCCGTAATTTAATGCCCTTTTTGACTGAACCGCAAATACGCGATATCACTCTCATTCGAAAGACGTTCGGTCGACTCATCCAGGTACTGGAGAGCGATCTTTCGGATCTCGGTTTGGATCGGCGGGGGGTAAGATTTCAGGGCCGCCAAACTCGGAAAGCCGGTGTAGTCGACGTATCGGTTTACCCGCTCGGGAGTGTATAACATTAGCTCTTTGTCGCCGCCTGCAGGATTTTCATCAATACCACATAAGCCGTTAAAAACAAAAGGATAAAAACAAGGTCGTTCATTATCTCACCCTCCTGAGTATTTTTACTCAATGTCCTGAGTAGTATATCAGGTCTGAGAGGAGTTGTCAATACGCATTCCAATACCTAATTAATAGGTACTAAGTCAGCAGCTTCGGCCGGGAGGGTAATCTCTTCCGAATCACCTCGACCTGTTCCTTCCCTTGCCTGTTATTTCGTCTGTACTTGTATCCCTCTTCGTCAGATTCCTCCGGGCAATCTATATCATCCGGGATGTATCCTTCTACTTTGCTGGGGGCGTCCATAGTGGTAAGCCTCCGGGAAACAAACACTGATTTGACCATGTATCCTTTCAACTCGTAGAAATTACGGGGGATCCCTCCGATCACGGCGGTATAGACGTTATCAATACCCGCCGGAACTAGCTAACGGCGATCCCCCTATCTCCACATTCTGTAGAAGAATGTGACCTTCTTCCTTAATGGAAGAACTCGTTAAAGGTCCCAACCCCTGCGAAACGGGGGTAAAAGAAATTCGTCCCGGATAGAATCAGGCGCCGGGTCACAACCACACCCACCCGTGATGCAAATATTTTGGCGAAGGTCGTCTTTCGCGTGTTGGGTTATGACGGCCTCTTTCCCGCAAGAGCGGAGAAGATGGATTCCTTCTAGGGTCATGTACTCGTGAATATTCATCAGCACCGCACCGGGGGCGTGTGGTTAACCTGCCATTGGATCGTCGCCCACTTGATCTTCTGCTGAATGGCTTTGACCTGTTCTTCAATCTCCTGAACAACATACTGGGCATTATCCGAAAAGTCATTGGCTAACGGGATCGTTAGTTGCTTCGCAGCCCAGTCGGCAAGACCCGCTACTTGGTCGGTCAACGCGCCAAAAACGTACATCCAATCATCCCGAGTAAGGAACACCGGGTATTTATCCGACTCGGCCAGCATCACTTCTTCGGCACATCCCAGGTCGTGGCAGCGCCATACGCCGAAGGGGTGCGACCGGATCTCCATCGTAGAATCGCGTGAATCACGTGCTGTTCTTGCCCGTTCCTCCGCCTCGTCGATTCCCGCTATCGTCTCCCGAAGCATCACTCCCGCGGGACTGAGCGGTGGAACTTCTTCGGTCTCCTTCTCAAACAGGTGCTTCGCTTTCCAGGCCGAGAGATGACTTGCCTCTCCGACCGTTAGTTCGCCATAGTCCATAAAGCCTCTCGCGCTTTTATTTCGGGTATTTTTTTTTTCCAAAATTTTTTTTGAGTTTTAGAGGGGGGATGAAATTTTCACGGTGAGTCTGATTCACCGACTAGGCCAAGGGGTTGGGCCACCCCCAAGGGCAAAGGCTAGATAGGGTCCCCTACTCTAAGTTATAGATAATAAACCACATCGGACAAGACATCAGCCCACCCCATCCCTCACCCTACAATCGGAGTTCGATTCCAGCGGGCATTCTACCTACACGGGACGGAAAAAACCAGCTCGAATTGGCTTGAAATCCCGCAAGTTGTTGATTTTATTGCAAATTCGTTGCTTGAGAGTAGTGAACTCTAAAGCGAATTTTTGCTTGCCGAAAAAACATCTGCAAATTCTTGCAGATTTGAATATTAGCAGAGTGTGGTACCCCTTGTGCGTTCGTGCGAGTATGTTCGGACAAACACAAGCTGATTTTGCTGTACCGTTCCAAGCCGTTTGTGTTTCCCTACTTTGCTTTAGCTCTCTTCTCTGTCTTATAGCATTTAGGCATTTAGCAGTGCGGGCAAGATATTAAATAGCCTCCCGTATCTCAAACAATCGGCAGAGTTTATCTCAGTATCGGCCTAGCAGATTTGGCTTCTTCTTCTCTCTGACTTTGTAGGGCATTCTCAGCCCTTCCATGGCCTTCAGGACTTCAATCCTTTGCTTGATAGTGATGTCCGGATGTTCTAGGACTTTACGGTAACGGTCAAGTAATTCACTTGTTATGGTCTTCGGCATAATCTTGGCATAGTCTTGTTCACTTTCCGGACTATAACACGCGAGCGCGTGCGCGTAATAAGGGCCAGATATTAGAATTTTGGTTCGTGTCCAGTAGGCCGCCTTGTTCTACTAGGTCAAATCCCTTGGGTAGGTTTTGGGAGCGGTAATATCGTGGCCCTCATATAATACGGCATTTAGAACGGGATAATATTCCAGTTTCGTGTTTCGCGCGTTACCATATTATGAAAAAACAACCAAGCAATTCGATCGCCAAACAAAAAACCAAAAATTGTCACTGTAAACCGTTGAAAATAAAGGGCTGACATTTTTTGTCACTCGGTCGGTGAAACAAATTGTCACTTTTTGGTGATTACAAAAAGGTAACTGATTGAAAATAAACGATTTATCGGCGCAAAAAGTTTGGCAACCGGGTTGCACTATGATCGGCGTGGTTGATTGAAACCAACACCGAAAGGACGGAAAACTATGCCAATAATAATCACATTGACAAAACATGCAGCAGTAGATTTGCTTATGCTAAAATGGGAAGGAATTAATTACACGTTGTACCTGGCAAATGGAGGATCACCGATGAAATACGAAAAATGGGAAATTGAAGAGGAAACTGCGGCTTGGTTGGCACTCCCAAAACCGGAAAACGTGCCCGCCGCAGCGGCCACGGACGACGACGACGACGACGACGAGGAAGACGCCATTGGATCAAAACGCACACTCAATGGAGGGTGTCGGCGTGGGCGTGGCGGTGATTGTTTTCTTGTTGTGCGCGGTGGGAGATGCGTGCGCTTCCGCCGCCGCCGGCGACGTGTGCGCGTCCGTG